CCATAAGTTGACTCCCTTCTGTTTGTTGTTAATGTTTAGCTCTCGTCACAGGTTACTTCTACTACTTTAACTTCTTCCATGCGGGTCGCGCCCATTGACATTTCAGCAAAGGCATACCATGCAAAGCTCTTGTCTGACCGCTGCGTAACCTCAATGGTAACATCTTTGTTTATCCCCAACGTGATTCCGGACTTCGCCCACGCAAAGGTAGTGCGATCATTCCCCACCTTGGTCAAACCCTCGTAACGGATAAATGTGAAACCCATAAACGAGTCTATATCACCGTTAACCAACGTCTTAACTGTATTGAAATCAGAGCTGGTGACCTCACTGTCCTCCAGCAAACTTTCCAACTGTGACCCGGTAACAGCGAAGTACAGCTTGTTGCTCGCATCGTCTAGATCTACATCGGCATCCCAAAACTTTTTCTTGGTCGCACGTAAATCGCCAATGCTTAAATCACCTGACGTGGTAATCTTCTGACTGGCTGGAAGTACCGTATTAGTGCCGCCGGTCTTGCCCGTTTTTGACGTGCCGGTCGCGGCATCGCGAATAACCACGTCAATAGCACGGCCCATTGTCATGGACGCAGCCTGAACATAAGGGTTGGTAGGATCGATCAAGGTCCGAACATTGTCCAGCGTATCAACAAAATCACCCCATCTCTGACCTATGGGTTGAACCTGACGCCTTTCATGGACAGTATCAATTTGGGGGGAATCGGCAAAACGATCGTTAACGACAATCGGGTCACCGGCTATAATCTGGTTGAAAAATGCCTCCTCACCAACAACACTTTCTACATTAACCGCATTGCGCAGACGACTTTTCATCTGCTGAGAAAGGTGTAAAACGTTGGAAGAGAACTGTTTAGTAAAAGCAGTTTCAATCTGGAAAGACATGGATAGTCTCCTCTTGTTGTGTGTAACAATTGAAGGCTACCCAAAAAAATGGACCTGGTTTTGTGGTAGGTTCTGGACTATCTCAAGCTATCCAGTGCTGTTAAGATGTAAAAATTCCGCTTTAATGCGTCTGTTTCGTTCTTGCAACCAAAGGAGTTCATTTCCTTCAGCCACACTCTTGTAATGACTTACTTTACTCCTTAATTCAATGACATTCGCATGAGTGATTGCATACCCGATAGATTCCATCAAGCTCCTGCCGTCGCGCCTCTGTGATTTGGTACCACGGCGTCTGATGCAACTCATTATATTGTCATATTGGGCTTTTGTCATCTTTCTTAAGATCAGGAGGCCAGGATTTGCACCTGACATGATAAACATTAATACTCTACGGGTGCCTCACACCCCGTATCTTCCAATAAAACATAATCGGGATCAAACCGACAACATCTTAAATGGAGTCTTTTCGGCCGAAGGCAGGCAGTCGTAGTTTATCTTCAATGTCCTAAGCGTCTACACTTTTCCGCCACTCCTGTTAAAATTTCGTGGTAACGGAGGATGGACTCGAACCACCGACCTTTGGGTTATGAGCCCAATAATCTAAACCGCTGATCTACTCCGTTATGTATTTACAATTATATATCCATCACTTTGCAGATATTTACCGCGTTCTTCGCATTTTCCATTTACATACTTAAAATATCCAGTTTTTTCAGGCTTAAACATATCTGCGGCGGTACTGATATCGTCTAATAATGTCCATAATTCTTCCGCTTTTTGTTTCCATTCTTCTAACGTTGCCCGCTTTTCAACCAGTTCTATAGTTCCCGATATTGCCGTATCTCCTTCAACTGTTTTCTGCTCAAGTTTCGCCATTAAATAAGCTTGCCCGTTACCGGATCTATTGACTTACTCCCGATCATCTCGGCTTCAGGAAACTTATATTTCATTAGTCGCTGAATCTCATGAACAACAGTCGCGTGCTCCGGATGCTCCTTGTTGTAATACGCAGGATTCGCCATGTGCTTATTGATCTGAGTCTGCGCCTCGTTAGGGGTAATCGCTTGTGTTGCTTCGTTACCTACTAACTTGTCTTCTGAAATGGCTTCGCCGATATTAACCATCATTTTAACCAGGCTCGGCTCGTTTGCAAGTCCTAATTTCTCTATCACACCGTCGGGGTCAAATGTTCTCATGGCCCTGTTAGCTTTTTCTATCTTCGAGGGGAATGCATAACCGTATTCACTTTTTAAGGCAGTAACGGAATCGTCATGCTCTTTTTGCAGACCTTGCTCATTTATTTCCAGCTGGGACGCAATGTGTTTATTGTAATAGTCGTACATCCCCTGCGCCTGCTTCTCATTCAGACCAAGACCGTGCATCGCTGTTTTCGCGGCACCAATCTGCTCGTCACTAGGCTTTAGGTCTTCAGCTACCGCGACCCCGTTAAAGTCGTAAGTTTCGGCAGTATCCGGGCGACCAAGCTTATTATAAAATGTGTTCCATACGTCATCAGAACTGTTCTCATTAGGTATAGCAACCTTATCCAGACCGATCATCTTCTGGCCGCTGACATAGCTCTTGGCCAGTGACCCCAGATTCTGCATTGTCTCCAAACTCGGATCAGCGCGAATATCTTCCGGCAATGCCTCCCGCCAGTTCTCACGGAAATTAAGGTCGTCCCCGATAAGAGGAGCCAACGACACAGGGGGAGCCCCGGAACTTGTCGCGGGTGCGGACGCGGGCGCAGGCGCGGGCGGTAATGCTGGAGAAACTACCGTTGGCTGATCGAGATTAGTTCCAATCGTCGGCACTGCCGGAGGAGTATAGGCAGCGGGTGGTGGAACGGTTGCAAGAATGTTTTCCTCAGCCATATAGAATCTCCTTAGCGGCACGCATTAAAAACTGACAATACCACGCTTTAGCAGGACCGGCGAAACTGTCTGAAAAACTCTTGTTTCCTATAGATAAGGTTATCGTTACCTTGTCATCGGCTTCATAAAGAATCTTGATCTTCGGTTCCAATTCGGATAGTCCCTTGCTCGCTTTTACCGTTGTTCCCGTCATCGCCGTTGCCGCCGTCGCTTCTTCTGCCTTAATCATATTACTTTCAGCCCTGTTAACTGGCTGTTCCTTGACTCTTTTGAGAATAGAAATGTTTCTATGTCTTCAACACGGAATAGACGCTGAGAACTCTTTTCAGGAGTTAATTTAACCGTGCGAACTTTTCCGCTGTCTGATAATTTCTTGATAAAATTTCTCGACAAACCGTATCGCTCTCTCACCTGCTTGTAATTAGCAAACATAAACTGTCCATCAAATTCGCCTTTCAAGACACCGCCCTTTTCATTTGCTCCTGGATATGCAGAACCACACTGCGTTTACCTAACAAATAAGAGGTAAAGTCCTCAGTCCCCGCGTGAAAGCATTCTTTGTTGACGTAACACACTTCCGACAGATTGTCAAGCACCTTTTTCCCGTCATCGGTTTGAAATAGCCGGATATACGCCAAAATCAGTGCTTGCGCCTCTAATTTAGTGTCCTCCTTCTCCTTCTCGATCGCCTCCAGCTCCCTGGGAGTCCTGAAGTAATCCTGCGCGTCCTGATCTATATATGTATCCATTTAAAAATCAGCGAAAAATTCGTGTTTGATTTTTTCATGCAGCCGCTTCAGCTCGGATTGAAGGTCTTTTTCTGTCTCTGTCATAGGAACGATCCACAAATCCTTATTCTCAACCTGTTTGTCCACCATAAACACAACCTTTTGCCACGGGCTCAAACCTAAATCTTCAGCTAATTCCAAAATACACCTACTTTTTGAACTCATGCTCAATCAACCCGTGCAGCCGACGCAATTTATATTGTAAATACTCCTCGTCCGATGTTGCAGGACTCTTCCATAATCGACTATCGTCGGCCTGGCTGTCTACGAGGAGTAAAATACTTTCTATAGCATCTTCGACACCTTTCGGCTTTAAGTCAATCATCATCGTTTGTCTACCCCACAGCCCCGCTCCGGGTAAACTCAGATAATATACTGTTCGGAGCCACAGGACCGCTTACATTAGGTGCCACCTTAGCCATTTCCAGCTCCTTCTCCTCCTGGGCCGCCTGTGCCTGTGCCGCTGCCCGCTGCTCCCTGATGGCAAGCACCTCCTCTTCTTCACGAATGAATTCGATTGGCACACCAAACCGTTCAGCAGCAAATTTAGGGATCTTATCAAAATCGAACCAGTCCAGTAACTCAGGCATGGCCTCCGCGAGCGGAGTCATCAATTCAATAGTGTTAAACAGGCTCAATAACTCGGTGCTCTTGATCTTAATCGCGAGCTTGCCTATATATTCAATATCAAAGTCCAGCTTCGACAGTTGCTGCAATACCTCGGGCGGTTCGGGAAACGCACCGGCACGCATCAGAACACCAACCGCCCTGGTAAGAATAGGATTAAACAATTCAGATTGCAACCGGCCCCAGGTCGGAGCAAATATAGTTTCGCGTTCATCCACTAATTCACGGACTTCCGTAGCCGTTTTGTCTTTATCCTGATTCGTAATCAGCAGGCTGAATAAGTCCTCATAGAATGCAGAACGTATCACCGCGCGCTCGCGCTCGATCATCTCTATGTTTACAGGGATATTGGCCCCTGTCAGAAACGGCTCCGGCTTGGCATTATACTGGTTCGGCTTGTAAAAAATCCGCTTGCCCGGTGCGGTATTGATGTTCTCATAATCGTCAATGGCAGGAACGAGAACCGGCGGATCCGCAACACGTTGAGCTACCTTGATCAGGGTCAACTGCATAGCATTGACAAGTTTAATCGTCTCAAGCACCGACATCGTGGGAGATCGCCCCATTTTCTCTTTCGGATCTTTAACAAAGCGCGGAACTGCATGAGGAAATTCGTCGTAACCACTCTCGGACACTAATTCTCTGCTGTCCATCTCTATATAGAAAGATGCAAACCTCTTGTTTTCTGCGTCCTGCTTCTCTTCATCCCGTTCTTTCCGAGGAAATACAGCGTGCAGAAAAGGAAACTTAGTATCTTGCCTCACCGGATCGTCTGCGGCATCGGTGATGTTGGAAGATAAAGCATCCTTGCCCCACTTGCTGACTGCCTGGTTAGCAGTAAACTTAAACTCCCTGAATACCGTATTCGCTATGCCATCCTCACCCCTCTCAAAAACGAACTGTTCAAAATGTATGTTCTCAAAGTTTAACAGGTTTTCCCGCCCTTGCTCAAGGTAAATGTCGGCAGTGCCCGCATACCCTAGCGTTAAATACAGCTCGTGCATCTCCAGCGAGAAATTGGATTTGGCTATCTCCTGATACGTTATTTCCGTGATCTCGCCGAACCAGCGTCGGACGCCTTCGTCAGTTAGCAAGTCTTTGTTTTTTATTTGAAATTCGAACCATCGCTGATTGGGCGGAGTCAGATAAGAAAACAGACCAGCGGCCAGCCGTTCATTCGCGATAACGGCGGTTGAATCGAATAGCTGGAGACGCCGCCGCTGACCTGGTGACTGTTTCTCTATTATCTGATTGTGTCGTGGTAAAACAAAGTCTGCGCACTCCTGGACATACGAATCCCAATTTCCAATCCGCTCGCCTTTCAGATTATCGTACCTCGATATGATCCCTTGAACCTCACTGTTCTCGCTCATAACATGTAATCCCGTATTTACGCCCATCCAAAAAATGCCACCGGTAAAACAACGGCGATGGAAACTATTTGAAACTATTTTCAGGTAATAAAATCGACATTTTTCAAATAAACACCACTAAAACGCTGGTAATTGCTCGATTTACCCTTTACACTTCTCACTGGCAACGATTACTCCTTCTCTCACACTCTCTCAATCTCTACAAACAAAAGCACTTATGACATCCTTCTCGAATATCGTCTACCGAAATACTAAACTTAAAAAACCATCCAAAATAGAGGCCGCTCTCTGGACGTACATCAACCAATCAAAAACTGGATACCAATTTAATCACCAATACTCTATTTACGGGCTCCGTGTCGACTTCTCTTGTCGTGACCTAAAACTCGGAATCGAACTCGAAGGAGGATACCATGACCTAACCAAAGACTACGAGCTTAAACGTGGAAAAATAATCAATGAATTCGGCTGGACATTCCTGCAATTCTCAAAAGAACAAATTACGCGCGATATCAAAACCGTAGTTAAACATATCACCCTGCAATGTAATGTCGCTTCTCTGCCACTCAAATTATTCCCACTCATACACTCTGATAAATGCCTCTATGGCAGACAAAAACACTCTAACTGACTTCTGCCTTCATCTCAACTACACGGCCTTCTTCACAAGCCTTTAAGCCCTCAAAAAATGAATCAGGGATTTCTTGGTCTGCAACGAATTTCAGTTCCGGGCTTCCCACCGTTTTACAATGACCGGATTCTTCCAGAGTGTGCATAATCTCAATTTTGTTGATTGCAGTATTCAATTGTTTTTAACAACCTCCCAGTCATTAGCGAGTAAATCACTGTGATTAGCTCTCCAAGAGTTCTTCCCCCAAGAATCGGCAAAATGGAAAATATGCGGATCGCCTTCATTGTACCTAAGAAATTCGGTGTCATTATCCCAGGCTTTACGAGTAAGATCGCGACCCTTTCTCAAGAAGATCAATGCCCACCCGAAATCATGCTCCCCTTCGACAAGCTCAGGGCATCGTTCTTTTTTATCCACCTAGCAACGCCTTTCTAGTACCTTGAGGACTATCCAGAAATTCCTCACTAGTCAAGATAGTGCCGGTTCTTCCTCTCTGTCTAGATCTAGCTCTGAACTTACGGCGTGCTCTCCTGCTCGTCTCGGTCTGAAACAGTTCGGGCGTGGGAGGCGGAGGGGGTGGAGGTGGCGGCAATGGTGTTTTCTGACGCTTAGGTGATGACATAATTATTCTCCTTGTAATTTGCGTTCAAATGCCAAATACTCTCTATCTTTCAGTATCCCAAAAAGCCAGAAAGTTTCTCTAACACTGTATTTGCCAACGGCCATTTCAACAGAACTACCGCAACGAGGGCATATCATTCGAGGTTCAACGACCCCGTTGGTAAAATCAAGTAGCGGTGTACTAAACCAATTACATGTCATACAAGCAGGCTCCGACATGTAACATGTCTTGAATTCTCTTGTTTTTCCCATGATCCCTAATTGTATAGTGCAGCAAACGGTTGATATCGTTATTCCTTGGTTTTCCAAAAATCAAAATCTGATTTGTACTCGCAAAAGTAAGGGTCTAATTCCTCTGAGCAATCAGAATTTTCATGGAATAAAACACAATCATGCCCCATGTGTTTAGCCATGAATGACACAAGTAACCCAGCACGGAAAGAGTCCTTTTCAATATGACTCTTATAGTCAAGAGCCTGCTGACTCGTTTCAACTTTATCGCCATCACTGGTATAAAACTGATCCAAATCCCTGGTGATCTTACAAGTTCGGCATGCTATTGCGTAAATTAAGCCCATTTTAAGAATAGTTCGACTCTGCTCACTACGAGTATAGTGTTGCAAACGGTTGATATGATTCCTCGAAAAAATCGTCTCGGTGAGTTCGTTTATGGATCGGCCTGACCGGTTCGAGTTCTTCCATGCCCCAGTATCGGGCAGCATCGAGAGCATGATTGAATTCATCAATGGGTATGTCAAGGACACGCTCAGTCACCCGCTCTTTCTTCCAGGTATAGTTCTCGATTTCCCGCTGGAGGTTCTGGGAGTTAATATGTACATGCAGTTTAAACCGTTGCAACCGTTGTATTCCCGAATTTATGGAGTTTGGAGCTTTGTGTACAGGGTGAACATTGTACCCGACGCCTGCGAGTTCCGCAATCGAGTCGGGCCTGGCAGAGTCTGCATAGATCTTGGCGTTCTTATC